ATCTGCCCAGTCGTAGGAAGATGTCCACATAATTGACTTGTTAAAACTCTACCTGGAGCGTTACTACCAACAGCATCAATACCAGAACTTAGTAAAACTTCAATTGTTGTTGGATCGTAAGACATTGAAGCAGCAAGCCAAGTTTCTACTGTTAAGGTTTTCTGTACTTCAAGAGTTGTGGGATGAACTTTGCAAACTGTAACTTCAATTGTCCATTTATTAACAACAGCTTCTCTTGCTCTGTTCATTGCTAAACGATTATTAGCTAAAACAAGAGCTGCTTCTAAATTGTCACCTGATCTGTTTTTTGCAGCTCCTTGATAAAGAAAAGGAAGATAATAATAATCTTCACCATTTAATTGAATGATATTTTTTGTTTGCTGGTCATAAGGCGTTTTCTGTTTCCAATAGCCTTCTGGATGACTATCAGAAGGAACAAAATCAGGTGATGAAGGACCGACCCATGTTTGAGTTGATCCATCATCTAAGGTATTAAAATTATCTCTTTTCCCGTTTTGGAAATAATCTTGAGGTTCCCCTTTTGGAAATTCTTTTGATATTTTCTTATCAAAAACTTTTATAAAGCCAACTAAAGTTATATTGCTCATAATCCTATCCTAGATCTTTGACTACGAGAGTTTTTAAGTTTGCTAAAGACCTTTGATTCTCCTTCTTGAGCACCTCGTCTTGCAGCACTATTAATGATTTCAGGAATAGCAGATTTAGGAACATAAGCTTCAGAGTTAAACGATAATACTGGACCTGTGTAATTAACAACAGTAGGAGTACTACTAACACCACTACCAGAAGCAACCGTTCCACTGCCAGGGATAACTCCTTGACCTCTAGCACCTGCTGAGTAACGCTCCATCGCTCCTTGCATCTTAGAGGAAGGAATAATGTATTCATCTTCTCCAGCTTCTCCTATGAGGCCAAGAGTAGGTCTGGTAACTAAACCTCCAGTAGAGAAAGGTTTAATACCATTAGTCCAATAAGCACCTTCTGCTGCATATACTGGTGGAGCTATATCTCCTACAGAACCGACAACCTTTCCTCCTTCTCCGAAACTACCAATCCAAGTTGTCAAAGCTTTGTTTATCAATATTTGAGCTATTTGTTTCAATATTCCAGCTAAGGATTCACTTAAAGTTTTAGTCCCATCAATTAATCCCATGATTGCATCTGTTAATCCACCAGCAATCGTGTCTTTGATTTGATTCCACATCTCTAATTGTTCTTTTAATTGATCTCTTTCTTTAATATTTTGCAGGATTTTAGTCTCTCCTAATTCTAAACTTGTATTGTTAACTGTATTTTGTTCTTTTAATATTTCTAACGCTTCTCTTTCTTGTTCTGCTGCTTTACTTCCTATTTGAAGAGATCTTTCTAAATGTTTTCTTTCTTCTTCAAGAATTTGTAATTTAGTTTTACTGCCATCTTTTCCTAGCCCTCCTATATTCATTCCAGTGACACCCTCAGATCCCAAAGGTTTTGTGGTTTCAATGCCTAAGTAACCAGGCATTTCTTTTTGTATTATCTCCTTAGATCCTTGAGTAAGTGATTTGTAATAGGCGTCGGCTACTGGCCCTTGAGTCACATCAGTAGCAGCTACTCCAAATAAATTTGTAAACAAACTATCAAGTAGTCCTTTCTTAGGATTAGCTGCTATCGCTGCCTTTGCTGCTTCTTTTTCTGCTTGTGCATAAGCTTCTGGATTAAGTTCTTGAGCTTTACTTCTTAACCTCTGACCACCAACACTATCAACAAATTTTTTCACTAATTCAATAACCGCCATAGCTGCTGGTATTAAATCAGACATTACTTGTAGTCTTAATTTCGCTAGTTCATCTCCCATCTCATCCCAAGCAGTATCTAAAGCTGTTAATTTCTCAACTCCATCTGTTCCAATTGTTTTAGCTAATTCTTTATTAACCCTTATCATTGCTTCTGCTGTTTGACCTCTTTCAACCAATGTGTCTATTTCTTTTTGGAAAGTTTCGTCAACAATAATTCCCATATCAGCCAAAGCAGTTAAAGCCTCAGATGGCCTCTTTAAAGCATCTCCAAGTTCTCTTGCTTGTTGAGCAAAGGCATCTAACTGTTGACCTACTGCACTAAATAAGATCTGCGCTCCAAATCCTTTCGATCCCATCACTGATTGAGTGACCGCACCAGTTAAACCACCTCCTACAGCTCCCACACCACCACCAAATAACATTGGAAAACCAGCTCCAAGCATCACGTTTTCACCAAAACGTCCCACTGCTTGCATTCTCTTTTGGCTTTGCTTGGCACGTTGTTGTGCCTCTTGTCTAAATGTTTTGCGGAGTGCTTCTCGTTCGTCTCTAATTAACTGCAATCTTGCTTTTCTTTCTTCTTCCAATCTCCTCATTCTTTCATCAGCGTTTTTATTAGCTTGAACTCCTGCTGCTATTTGATCTTCAGTTTCTTTATTTTTCCTATTAGGATCTTTATCTCTTGCTTCCATTGATTGAAGTTTTCTTTGAACCGCAAGAGTTTCTTCTTTGACTTTGTTTTGTTTTTCAATTTCTTCTGTAACTCTTGCTTCTAATGTGACTACTTTTTTAACTTGATCAGCAAATTCATCATTATCAGAACGTAATCCAGCTAATTTTTCCCTTGCATTTTCTAATTCATTAGCAAGTCTTTCTCCATAAGGAGTTCTATCTGACATCCCTCTAAACGCACCACCTTCATCAAAACCAGCATCTTTTCCACCGTAAATTTCTTTTAATTTATTCCCCATTCTTCCTCTAAGCATCTGAGAAAGAGGGCCAAATATATTTTGAAGAAGAGTATTTTGTTGGAACGTACTACTATCTCTTTCCATTTGTATTCTGGCTGCATTGACCTTATGAAATGTTTCTACAGCCACCTGTTCAAACCGAACAAATCCACTAACAGCACCAGAAACCCATGCTGCGGCAGATAAAGCATTTGATAATCCTGAGTATGCAAGAGATACAGCAGCTATTCCTTCTGTTGATCTTTGAACCCAATTAGCAGTTGTCTGAATATTGTCTTTCCATTTTTGACTTAATAAAGGAACTTTTTGAACTAACTGTTCAACAGCACTGCTAATACCAATAATTCCAGCAGCTTGTCCTAACTTTCCAGCTTTTCCTCCTAGTAAACCTCCTAATAATCCTGTTCCTCGTTTAAGAACACTTAAGACACCATTCCATGCTCCTTTTGCTGCATTTATATCCGCATTTAAAGCAAGTTGAGTTGCTCTTGCTTTTAATAATTCAAGGTTATAACTAAATTGAGCTTGTTTAACACCTATCGTTGCTTTTATATTTGCGACACTTAAAGCATTAATTCCTTCTTGAAGTCTTTTTGCTTCTTTTAATGTTCCCTCTTTACCAGTTAAACCTGTAGGAGTACTTGTTATTTGAGGAATTTTAACTGTTTTTAATTTTTGTTTATTTAACTCATTTGTTACTTTTTTAATTGCGTTTCCTAGATCTTGATATTCAGTACTTCCTCTATCTACTAATTCAAAAACATTTTGTAATTCGCCCCTATAAGCAGTAAGAGCTGCAATTGTATTAGGAATTTCAGTCCTAAACTTTAATAATTCTGGAACACCTTTAAAAGATTCTGTATCACTTAATCGACCTAAACCATAAAGTTGTTGCTGTGCTTTAAGTCTCTTGAATTGAGCTAGTCTAAGTTTTTGCTCTGCTTTTTCTTGTGCTTGGACAGCATTTGTATATTGAGTAGATCCAATTTTTGCATTTGCAGCCACTCGACTAAATGCACTACTTTGACGAACTAAAGAAGCTTCATTATCCGCTAACGCCTTAGTACCATTTACAACTGCTCTTGTGTAATTGTTTATTTCAGTTGTTACCGCACGAATAACTTGTTGAGTCTTTGTCCCTTCTCCAGTTAAAAGTTTATTTAAAGTTATAGGCGTACTATTTAAATCCTTTATTACTTGCCGTAGTTCACGAGTATTTTTTAAAACCTTTTCTACACTTTTCGAGCCTTTTACTCCAATATCTATAATTCCCTTTGCTATAGCGTCAGCCACGACCCAAAATCCCTAATATTCCAATAGTTTACCTACTCCTACGGATTTTTTGCATTTCTTTCTCTTGATCTTCGTTAAGAACTTGAAAATAAGCACTCCAACCTAGAATTTCTTCTAATGTCATTTGACGGATTTCCGTTAAAGATTTACCTAGCTCCTTGGCAATACCAAATTGAAGCATCAATAAATTATCTTTACGCAGCTCCGCACTTAGGATTTTGGGTCGATGTCATCTTCATTACTATTAATAACCGCAAGCATTAATGATTGAAGATCAGCATCCCTTACCTCATTCTTCAAAATATCAATTTCACCAGCTTTAA